TCGGCGGTTTTGACAAAGAAGTTCGGCAGTACCGTCTCGATCACGAACCGGATCAGCCACACCACCGGCTTGGTCACCAGGGCGCTGACAATCCGCCAGAACGGTGAAAAGGCGCTGGTGTTGCTGAGCTTGCTGCCCTGGTCCGCCATCTCTTTTTCCCAAGCGGTTTTCAGGGTTGCTTCGGTGATGGGAATACCGGCCTCTTTCAGCGCCTCTTCAAAGTCCACGTCGCTCACAGCGTCACCTTGATATGGCCGAACTTCACGGTGGTGGCGGTGACCAGGTACTGCCCGGGGGCTGTCAGGTGAATCCGCGCCGTGCCCGGCACCAGGCGCTCGTCAGCCTCCACCAGCAGTTCCATCTGCTGGATGCAATCGCGCTGGCGCAGACGGTCACGCTCGGCCACCAGGGTCACCAGCAGCCCGCTGTCGCGGATCATGTGCGCGATGTCCTGCGCAATGCTGGCGCGGTCGTCGACCAGCACCGGCTGATTCGACGGATCCAGCACCAGGTCGTTGCCGACAATCAGCAGATCGACGTACTCGCTCATCCGGCCATCTCCAGCATTCCCTGGAGTTCATGAGGGGTCATCGACTTGCTGTTCTGGATGGTCAGGTGCTCGATGTGGGTGCCCTTGTTCTGCGTGTTGCTGTTCTGGATGCTGGTCAGCAATCCACCGGGCGGTACCGCCGTGGCGCGGTTGGGAGACAGTGAGGGAATGGCGGCATTGATGGTTTGTTGGGCGCGCTGCGCAGCTTCCAGGCTGTCCAGATTTGGCCCGGCCGGCAGCTCGCCGAACTGGGTCTGGATGTCCACGCCGGGGATCTTGTTGAGCAGGGCGATCAGGCCGTTGATGGCGCTGTGAAAGATCGCCACGATGCCGTCCCAGGCCGCCTTAGCCATGCCGGACCAGCCGCCCATGGAATCGAACCAATCAGACAGTGCTGTGAGTTGTTCACTGACGAACTGGAAGGCCGCACTGTTCATCAGGGCCGTGGTCCATTCATCCCAGTAGTAGACGGCGGCCACGATCAACGCGCCCAACGCGAGGATGCCGGCGATAATCCAGGTGATCGGGTTGGCCCACAGCGCGGCATTGACCAGCCAGATCGCGGCCTGCCAGAGCAACATACCGGTACGGGCGATACCCATCCAGGTGTACAGTAACGAGAGGCCGGCCACGAACAGGGTAATCATCGCGATATGCCCGAGGAGGCGCAGTGCACCGTGCAGGTTGAGCAGGTTCCACAGCTTGAACAGTACGATCACGGGCACCGTCGCCGTGCGCCAGACGCCAAACACAAAGGTCATCAGCGCGACGCCAGCCGTGAGGCCCATCACGGCCAAGGCGCTCAGGCCGACGATGCGGGTCAGGTTAGGGAAGAGCTTCGACCAGCGCAGCACCGTGTTGCCGCCTTCGGCCAGTTTTTCCATCAGCGGGTTGAGGATGGGCAGCAGGGCCTGGCCGAAGATGATCCGTACGGCGTTGACGGCCTCGCCGAAACGCTCCCACGGGTCGGCAATGGCCTGGGCCATCTCGACGGCTTTTTCCATGCCCTTGACCTTGCCGAGCTGGTCGATGCTGTTATTCAGGCCAGCGGTTTGATCAATCATCCCGGTGATAAAACTCAACGCCACCTTGCTGCCAAAGGCCTTTTCGATCTGTTTCATCTCGGCCAGATCCAGCGTGTCGCCGAACTTGCCTTTGAGTTTGTCGAGGATGCTGAGCAGGGGCAGGATGCGGCCCTGGCTGTCGGTGAAGGACAGCCCCAACTTCTGCTGGGCGCCGTACACGCCGGCCAGAAACGCCTGGTACTTGGTCCCGGACTCGCTGCCACTCATCGTCGTTTGCAGCGTACCGAGCACCGCCAGTTGTTCGGTCATGCTGATCCCCATGCTGGTGGCCGTTGCACCGAGGGACGAAAAAGCGCTGCTCATGCCCTGGCCGGTGGTCTTGAACATCTGCACCGCCGTGGCGGTCTGGCCGGTCAGTTGTTCGACCCACTGGGCTTTGCCCATGGCATCGGCCTGGTTCTTGAAGATCCCGTACATCGTGCCGACGTAGCCGGTGATGGTCGCGGCATCCGCCTTGGTGGCCTTGGCCAGCACGTTCGAGGCTTCAGTAAAGGTCGCCAGTTGCGTGCCGGTCAGCCCGGCAATCGCGCTCTGGATGTCATAGGCCGAGCTGACAAAGGCGCTGGCGTTGTTGCCGTAGGCGATGCTGAACGCCAGGGATTTTTGATTGAGCAGATCCAGGGCATCCGCCGCCACGCCCAGGCTCTGGACTTCACCCAGGGCGGCCTGTTGGGCCAGGGCGGGGCCCATGGCCTGCTTGAGCGCGTAACCGGCGCCGACCATCCCGGCCAGCCCCAGGCCCATCTGCTTGATGCCCTGCTGACCGCGCTGGCCGAGTTGGCTGAAAGAGGCATCGACAAGCTTCAACGGCTTGCTGACCTGGTCGACCAGGCGCAGGACAAAGTCGAGTTTGCTGGTAGAGGTGCCCATTAAGCAGCCCCTTGCGCGTACGGAGCTGCGGACGAATGTTCGCGAGTGAGTTTTGCTTCGACGATGGGATACTTGAGGTATCGCCAAATTGGCGATATGCTAGGTCGTATGTCTACTAAACACCGTTTCCGCGATAAGTACCGCATCGAGCTGCGGGAAAAAGACCACCTGCCCCCGCATGTCCATCTGACAGGAGGCGGTGTGGATGTTTTGATCAGCCTGGAAACGGCTGAAGCCATGATAGGCAAAGCCCCGGCTGCGGTGCTGAACGAAGCGCTGGCCTGGGTACGGGATAACCGAACAGAACTGTTAAAGGAGTGGAAAAAATGGCATCCATGAAACGTCCTCGCCTGCAGGCTGTGCAGGCAAACCCGGGTTTCCGTCTGAAGCTGACCTTTATGAATGGGCAGGTTTTCGATCTGGATCTGAACAACGATATCAAGCATTACCCAGGCTTGAAGCCGCTGCGCAAGGCTGAAGCCTTCGCGGGGGCGGCCATTGGCGACGATGGCTGGACCGTCGAATGGCCGGAACTGGATATTCAGATCGGTGCGGACACGTTGTACCTGGATGCCTTGGCCCAATCGGCTCCCGATGAGAACACGCGTATCTTCATCGGTTGGCGATCCCGCAATCAATTGAGCCTTGATCAGGCCGCCCATGCATTGGGCGTTGGGACACGGAGCATCACTCGCTACAGTAATGGCCGTGAAGTGGTTCCGCGCTATCTGGCGTTGGCCTGCCTTGGCTGGGAAGGGTTGCAGGCGAGCAGTAAGCGTCGAGCACGGGCCTGAAGGCCGTGCAGGCATCGCTTCGCGTGGTGTCACCGTATTCATTCAGTGTGTCCCCGGGCCCCGCTCTGTGCGGGGCCTCTGTCCTCTATCCCTTCAACGCCTTGGCAATCCCGTTGGCCACGGCGATTTCCATGCGATTCCAATAGTTGTCTTCCAGCCAATTGGCGGTGCCCAGGTTGTCCGCCGTGGGTGCGCTGCCGGGTAGCCAGCGCTCCCCTAAAGCCATCAGTTGGCCCAGGCTGTCCTCAGTCAGACGGTCAGCTCGGCCGAGGGCTTTTTTACGATGATTTCGACGTCTGGCGCGTACTCCTCCAGGAGCAGGCCGGCGAGTTGCATTGTCAGCACCGGGTTACGCAGGAGTGGGCGCAGCGTGTCGATCTGGTCGGACTTGACGGTGGTCGTCAGCAAGTTGTTGGACGGCGCCACTTTGTTGTTCGGGGTGACGGCATTGAAGTACTTGGTCACGTCCTGAGGGGCCAGGGAGAAAATGAAATCCTGCTCGCCGATCTGCAGGGTGATGTCGCGGTGTTCGCTCATAGGGCCTTTACTCCGGTTGATGTCGTCGATTTCGAATTGGCAGATGAGTGGTTTCTCTTTCTCGCCCCGCAGTTCGCCAGCGCCTCGCGATGAGGGGAAATGGCCTTCCAAAAAAACTAATATTTCCTACGCGTTTTTGGCGTGGGAGAATGTTGTGCGTGCCCATTGCCGGGTCTACATTCCTTGTTGTCGCTGCAAATTCAGCGATACGGGCTTGGACTCCCGGAACTCACAGTGCGTACAGCACCGCAATTGCGGTTTTTTTGTGCTCGCATCATGGCGGGCTGTGCGCGGGACACTTTCGAGTGTGCCGGGTTATCTGTGGCCCGGTTGTCCAACCTGCGTACAGTTCGCCACCATTCGCTTGGACACGAACGGCGGTGATCTCCTCAAATACACAGAGACTCACAATGATTAAGAAAATCACCCCCGATCCGCCTCCCGTTTCTAACGGTCCTGTAAAATCAATGCGGCCAGACGCGGCCCGCCTGCTCGATACCCTCGCGGTAACCCTATCCAAAACCGTCAATTACGCTGACCCTCTCAAACCCACGATTTTTGCTATCCAGCCTGGCGTAAAGGCCCAAGACGCACTGATCTACGTATCGAAATTGCTGGAAGTCGCCGAACTGAACGGTGACGAAATCAGCTTGC